GTTGCTTCAGCAGGGGCTTCTAATGTGTCTGCTGAGTTTGAAGGCAACTACATTAAGAACCCTGACTAATCATGCCAAGCAAATCACCATCCCAACATCGTTTGATGCAAGCCGCCGCCCACACCAAAGGCGGCTTTGGTGGTGTGCCACAAAAGGTCGGCAAAGAATTTGTCAAGGCCGACAAAAAAATGAAAGATGGTGGAGTTGTCCAGTCTTTGAAAAAGGCTGGTTTTTATGAGCCATCTAAAAGCAAATCTGAGCGATTGAAAATTGTCAACGATGTGACGACTAAGCCTCAACGGCTGGGCATGGTTGAGAAGATGTTTTCTGAGAAAAAAATGAAGAGCGGCGGGGTATCTCTTGCTGTCGGTCGCGGTGAAAAGTTGCCTGTTGAAAAGGGTGCAGGCCTGACGGCCAAGGGCCGGGCGAAGTACAACCGAGAGACCGGTGCAAATTTGAAGGCCCCGCAGCCGCAAGGGGGCTCCCGCCGGGACTCCTTTTGCGCGAGAATGGGGTCTATTGCGGAGAAGAGCGAAGAGGGCAGCCGTTCTCGAGCCTCCATGAAGCGTTGGAATTGCCCTGGATGGTGAGGTAAAGCATGGCCTATTCTGGTACCGTCGGCACGACTGTCATCCAAGTCCAGACCCTGATTGATCACGGGGCGCGTCGCTGCGGGAAATTGGCCGAGGAGTTGACCTCCGAGCAGCTTCTGAGCGCCAGGGAGTCACTGTACTTCCTGCTGTCGAACCTGATCAACATCGGCATCCAGTATTGGGCCATCGACAAGAAGGTTTACGGTCTCCAGGCCAACAACTACGTCTACAAGCTTCCCATTGGTGGCAATGATGTGTTGCAGGCGCTGTATCGCAGGATGAACCGGCCGACCCCAAACAGCACCGGGGGGTATGCCTCAAGTGCCGGCGGCATTGTCGGGAACGCCTTTGACAACAACATCGACACGTCATGCACCCAGACATCGGCCAACGGCAACATTTCTGTCAATTACGGCACCGATGATCCGGTTTACATTGGCTCCATCGGCGTTTTGCCGGGCGTTTCTGGTTCCTTCAACGCTGTTTTTGAGTATTCGGTTGACGGGATCACCTGGAGCACTTTGCTTGCGCCTGGGGTGACTACCTGGGTCAACAACGAGTGGCTCTGGTACGACATTGAGGCTGGTCAGACGGTGCAGTATTACCGCATCCGAGAGACCGGCGGCAACACTTTGGTGCTGCGTGAGCTTTATTTCGGCAACAACTCGACCGAAATCACGATGGCCCGGCTGAACCGGGACGACTACACCAACCTGCCGAACAAGAACTTCACGGCCAACCAGCCCTTCCAGTTTTGGTTCAACCGGACAATCCCGCAGTCGGAGATTTACCTGTGGCCGGTGCCTTCGGACCCGTTTGTGCAGATGACGGTCTGGTACTCGCGCCAGATTATGGACGTTGGCGACCTGTACGGCGAGCTTGAGGTGCCGCAGCGGTGGTTTGAGGCCGTCGTCTTCATGCTGGCTCACCGGATGAGCTTGGAGTTGCCTGGGGTCGATGCGGCCCGCATCCAGTACCTTGATGGGCAGGCCGACAAGTACCTGGGTCTGGCAGAGGCCGAGGAGCGCGACAAGTCGCCGATCTACTTCGCGCCGAACATACATCCGTACACCGCGTGATTGGTTGATCCATGCCGATCTTCCTTGACACCCTCGGCTACTCTGACATCGCAATCGCAGTATGCGACCGGTGCAAGATGAAGCGCCCGCACGCAGTGATGCGCAGCGATCCCAACTTTCCTGGATTACAAGTCTGTAATGAAGGGTGCGCCGACAACTTTGACCCCTACCGATTGCCCGCTCGCAAAACCGAAAGGATAACGATTCGGTTTCCAAGGCCGGACGTTTCGGTTGCGGTCAATCCTAACAATTTGAGTGCTGGTGAGCCTTACGGCGGTGCGGTGTTGTCTCCTGAGCAAAATATTGACACGCCGGAGAACAACGGCAACCTTGACGGTTTGGAGATCCAGCCCTGATATGCCAAACATTACCATCACCCAACTGCCTGCGGCCGGTCCTATTACTGGCACTGAGTCAGTCCCAATCGTCCAGAACGGGCAGACCGTGCGCACGACTGCGGCTGCTTTGGCCGGCTCTCCGGTTCAGACGCAGACCTTCCTGACGCTCAATCAAGAGCCAACCCTGATCAACAGTCGGGCGCTTTCTGGTGGCACCGGGATCGGCCTGCTTGACGGTGGTGCGCTCTCGACCCTTCAGATCACGCTCAATGGCACCTCTGGGGCCTTGGAGGGTGCTGGTACAGGGATCATTGTCAAAACCGGCTCTGGGGCCGTTTCTGCCCGTTCTGTGGCGGTTTCCGGTACCGGACTTGCCATCTCTAACGGATCCGGTGTTTCTGGAAACCCGACGATCTCTCTGAATGGATTGATTTCGGCCATCGCCCAGGTCGGTGGGACGGGTCTTTTGGCTTTCCAGAACGGGGCTACCGCAGGCGGCGTGTTGATCGCTGGCACCGCAAATCAGATCAGTGTGGCCAACGGAAATGGCCAGGGTGGCAATCCGACCATCTCAATGGTTTCTGATCCGATCATCCCAGGCACTGCCGGTATGGTCATCCCGGTCGGCACGGCTGTGCAGGAGCCGGTTGGAGCCCCAGGACAGTTCCGCTTCAACAGCACCACGCAGACTTTTGACGGTTATGCGTCGGGGCAGTGGAGGCAGTTTTCTCAAGCTGGAGGCGTGACGACATTCAGCGCTGGCTCTACGGGACTGACTCCATCTGCCGCAACGACTGGAGCCATCACCCTTGGTGGAACGCTCAACGTCTCCAGCGGCGGCACTGGAGCGAGTACGTTGACCGGGTATCTGGTCGGGAACGGCACGAGTGCTATCACAGCGGTCGCCACGATACCGAATGCCGGCCTGACAAACAGCGCGATCACCATCAACGGGTCTTCGGTCTCTCTTGGTGGATCGATCACAGTGACGGCCACCGCATCAAATGCGCTGACCATTGGTACGGGTCTGTCTGGGAGCAGCTACAACGGATCAAACCCGGTCACCATTGCAATTGACTCGACCGTGGCCACGCTGACGGGCACGCAGACTCTGACGAACAAGAGCATCAGTGGCTCAACGAACACGCTGACCAACATCCCGAATGGGGCGCTGACGAACTCTTCAGTGACTGTTGGCACAACCGCCATCTCCTTGGGCGGCTCAAGCGTGACTCTGGGCGGCCTTACATCGGTTGCGGTAACCCAGGATCCGACGACTGCGCTTCAATTGACCACCAAGCAGTACGTTGACACTTTGGTGGCTTCTGGCATTCATTTTCATCAGCCGGTGAGAGTGGAGTCGACGATTGCTCTGACTGCAACCTACAACAACGGTGCCTCTGGTGTTGGTGCCACGTTGACCAACGCAGGCACACAAGCCGCACTGGTGCTCGACGGCGTGACTGTTGCGGTCAATGATCGCGTGCTGATCTATCAGCAAGCCAACCAGACGCAAAACGGCATCTATGTGGTGACGAACGTCGGCTCTGGATCGACCAACTGGGTGCTCACCCGTTCTTCTGATGCAGACACCTACGTCATCAACAGCGCCAATGGCCTGAGTGAGGGATCGACGGTTTTTGTGCAGCAGGGCACGATTGCAGCAGGTGATACCTACACCTGCAACACCTCTGGCGTCATCACGTTCGGCACAACTAACATTACGTTTGCCCAGGTTTCCGCGGCACAGGTTTACAGTGCCGGCACCGGCCTGACCTTGACCGGAACTCAGTTCAGCATCACCAACACAGCGGTGACTGCCGCATCGTATGGAAGTGCAAGCTCGGTTGCGACTTTTACGGTCAATGCTCAGGGTCAATTGACGGCTGCGGCATCGACTGCGATTGCCATCAACGGCAACCAGATCACTTCGGGCACAGTTGGGTCGGCATATATCAGCGGTTCATACACCGGCATCACCGGGGTTGGTACGCTGACCGCAGGCACATGGAACGCCTCGGCGATCTCTGACATCTACCTTTCGACCATCTCGACTGCTGGCAAAGTTGCAAACAGCGCCACGACTGCGACGAGCGCGAATACGGCCAGTGCGATTGTGGCCAGGGACGCATCTGGGAACTTCAGCGCCGGGACTATCACGGCTGCTCTAAGTGGTAACGCAAGCACCGCAACCACCGCAACAAATGCAACAAACACGGCGATCACAGCCAATTCGACCAATGCGACGAATTACCTGACGTTCGTGTCCGCAACCAGTGGAAATTTGCCACAATTGGTGAATTCCAACCTGACGGTAAACCCAAGCACTGGAAGTTTGACAGGCGGGATTCAAGGCGGGGCATTCTGAGGCCATGTTCTACACATACGCACACTTCAGACCAGACAACTCGGTGTTCTACATCGGGAAGGGCCGTGGTCGTCGTGCGTGGTCAAGGGACTATCGCAATAACCATTGGAACCACATTGTTGCCAAGTATCCTGACTACAAGATTGAAATCTTGGCACGATGGGAAGACGAAAAAGAAGCTTTTGCTCACGAAGTGTTTTTGATTGAAACTTTTCGGGGCATGGGCGTTCAACTGACAAATGTCACCAATGGTGGAACGGGCGTTGCTGGTTACAAACACACGCCTGAATCCATTCAAAAACGATTGGATTCCATGCAAGGATATTTGCCTTCAGAGGAAACTAAGGCAAAAATGCGCGAAGCCCATCTGGGTGAAAAGAATCATTTTTTTGGGCGCAATCATTCCGAAGAAACAAAAAATCGAATTGCTGAAGCCAAAAAAGCAAACCCATCTAAGCCATGGCTTGGCAAGCCAAGAAATGAAGAGACACGCAAAAAAATTGCTGATGCTTTGAAGGGGCGTGTTGGACACAAACATACTGATGAGTCAAAGCGCAAATTGTCTTTGGCTCATAAAGGCAAAAAACAAGCATCGCCCAGTGAGGAAACTAGAAAAAAATTGTCTGAATCCATTAAAGCATCATGGATTCTTCGTCGTCAAAAAGTAAGAAAAGAGGTTTAACATGGCCGCCAGTGGGTATACTCCTATTTTAATTTATGCCAGCGGCACTGCATCCAACGTGCCTTTGGCTGCGAATCTGACCAGCAGCGCATCTGGTGCTGAACTTGCGCTGAACTACGCGGATGGAAAACTGTATTTCAAGAACAGTTCCGGTGTGGTGACGTTGCTGGCTTCGTCGGCAGGTGCGTCTGGTGATGTGGTTGGCCCGGCATCTGCCACCGATAACGCTCTGGCGCGTTTTGATCTGACCACAGGCAAGCTGATCCAGAACTCCGTTGGTATCCTGAGCGATGCAGGCGCATTGTCTGGACTGACTGACATCAGCGCATCTGGCAACGTGACTCTCTCCGGAGGCACCGCAAACGGTGTGGCCTACCTCAACGGCAGCAAAGTCCTGACCACTGGGTCTGCGCTGACGTTTGATGGGACGAATTTGACTGTCCCTGCGGAGATTTATCGCACTTCGGCAACCAGCTATGTCCGTTTGGCAGGCGGCGATGCAGCGGCTGCTGGTGCATACGTTTTAGCGTTTGGGCAATCGCATGCTTCAGCCCCCGGAAGACTTTCGCTGGGTACGTCGGGCACCGGCTCTATGCTTTTTGATATTGGCGGCTCCGAACAAATGCGCCTGACCAGCACAGGGCTGGGTATAGGGATAACAAATCCCGCCAACAAACTGGTGGTTTCAAACGGGGGCGCAAACGGCCTTGAGATTAACCCAACGTCTGGAGTGAGTAGCGGTGCATCTCTGAACGGGTACAACAGATCGACAAGTGCTTTTACCCCTTTGACGTACACGGCAATAGCGCACTATTTTCAAACTGGAAGCAGTCCTGCAACAGCAGCCACCCTCGACTCCAGCGGCAACCTGGGTATAGGGACGAGTTCGCCACAAAGCAAAATCCAAGTCAACCCGACTGGCGCGTATGGAATCGGCACTATATCCAA